GCACCTGAGACTGACTGGATGCTCTGCCGCCTTCGAAAAGCGGATGTTGAGCGGACGGGTGGGTCAAACTAATAGTACCCTTCCTGGAATACCGCACCGTGTGTGCGAAGAACCCGGATTACCTCAGACGCAGCTGTAGTGCTGTTACATGAGTGACGGGTCGTGTTGTCCTGAAGGGACTTCAGTGTTCCTGACAACACGTGTGCCGAGAGGCACTTAACGACCAGTGAATGGCCATTTTATTTATCCCTTAGTCTAAGGAAGGGCTGATCCCCTTTATGATCGCTGCGAACATATCACCGGAGGATGGAAACGACCATATGGCCGCCTCGGTGACAACAGGCCAATTTCGCAATTTACCATTGGAGCCCACTGCTTTTCGACGTAGTGGACTCACTGTTCAGCGTGAACCAGAGAATCACTCATACTATGAAGAAAAAACCTTCGATGCGGAAGAAAAAACGGTCGAAGCGCGTAGTACCTGGTATAACCGCTTTTCCCGCAACACAATTGGTGTTGTTGCGGATGCCACACATGCTTTGATGGCTAGTGTGATGCGACGTCAACGTCAGCCCATAGTGGAAATGGGGCTGGTCGTTGGATCTGGTGAGCCAATACCGGAGATGGACGTTGTTTTGGACATATTGCCTGAGGATCAGCCATCCCCAGACATTGTTGTCCCTGTTGTGAATTTGAGTGTGGATATTGAGTTGTGTGAGGACAACGGTTATAATCAGGGTGATAGTGTGTATTATCATTCGCGCCGTGTTGAGCGAGGTACCGTTGAAGACGGTCCTTTGTTCTTGAGAACTCCACAGTTTTACCCACCTCATGTTGAGAGTAGTCCTGTTTCTTTGGAGGAGAAGTACGAGGAAGTTCGTGCTCCAGATCCCCAGGTGCGTGAACGCCTCGTTGAACCGGTAGTCGATGAGGTAGTCTGCGCCATGTGCATGGAGGCTATAGGAGGTAGTGTCGCGCGTCGAAGTTGCGGACACTGCTTTTGCCTTTCGTGTTACGTGCGAGCAGCGTGTGCGCATCCACTTCGTCAGTTTCCTTGTCCACTTTGTCGATCTGTGGAAGGAGTACAGGCCGCTATGTCTTTGGATATGTTCAATGAGCATTTTCAAGCAGCCAGTGACGAGGAGATGGAGGAGGATATTGTAATGCGTTGGGATCGAGACCAGCGTGAGGCGGCGATTGATGACCCTGAGTTGAGAGTCATTGAACGTGGATTGCGTGTTATGGGTGTGCGCTTGAATGCAGCTGAGGCCTTTCAGGCAGCTCAAGCGTATGCTCCAGGAGCTTTTGTGTTGGGCCGAGTTGTGCTTGGCCCGGCCAATGACCCAGCTCTTAATGTTCATGATCCAAATGCGGCGCCGCGATATGGCCCTGAAGAGCCTTTTTACAATATGCCTTTTGAGGAACATAAGGAAACTCTTTTTTCAGAATTGGAAGGGGACAATTTGACCACGGTGGGTCATGTGTCCTCTCGAGTGTATGCTTTTCACCGTCGGGAACATTTTGCTGACTACAGAATCCCGCAAATTTATTACCAATCATTTGGAGTGTTAACGCGTGCTTATATGGCGCTTTATGATTTTGCTCCTCCTGAGCCAGGTTTTGATGTTCAGGATAATGATATTTTTGTGCGTCTTCCAATTGCGCTTGTTCGGGCCTTGGAAACGTATATGGTTGGTCAGCGTCACAGTTTGGAGGTTTGGAATGTGCTGCAAGAGCATTGTAAGCAGCTTATCCGAGATTTTCGCGATCCTCCTGGAGCGTCAGATACTATGACGTTGGAATTTTTTCAATTCTATGCTCCGCTGTACGCATTTCTCAAGCATGACCGTCGTGAAATGCATGAGAGGCATATACTCATAACCGGTGATTATTGGCGACGCGGCTGTTGGGGCCGTTGTTGTCTGAGAGTGCAGTCCACTCCCAGATTAGCTTATCGAGTGTGTAAAATAATGTCTATATTACTTCTATTGCTGTTATTGTTTTTTGTAATCAGCAAATTTGGTGTTTTGGGAGGCTTGAGAGGTGGTGGAGAGTGGTTGTTGCAAGGAATGAGTGATGTCATTGAGTATGTGTTGCCGGGCTTGATAGCCTGGTTTGCGCATGCTTAGTGCATTCCTCAGACCCAGACTTGCTTGGGGGGGGTTGGTCAGGACTAACAGTGTCAATGCTGTTGTTAATGTTGTTACTGATTTTAAGGGAAAATTTACACAGCCCTCCTCAGATGTGCCGTTTGATCGCGTGCGGCCCATCCAACACTCTTTTTTTCGATACGGTGGTTATCGTCCCTCATGTTTCGCCCCCAACACGCATAATCAGATTGAGGCTCTGAAGTCGCGTGTTTTAAAGAAGACACCAGAAGTAGACATTGAATTGATGGCGGAGTTTTGTACTTGGGTAAAGGTTAATTACCGCCATCTGTTTCCTCAGTTTCGTAAGCGTCGATCCGTTCCTATCGATGTATATCTCAAAAATTCCAATGCTTCCCCTTCAGTCAAGAAAAATATTCAAGAAGCCTTTACCAGGCTCCGTGAACAGGGCATTGATGAAAACTCGAATCTCACACGCAATGATTTGTATAAGTATACATTGCGGAAATCTTTTGTTAAAGTGGAGAATAATTTGTATAGCTCACCTCAGTGTGATCTCCATGATAAGGCCCCACGGTTGATACAAGGTGCAACACCAGAATTTATTGCACTAGTTGGTCCCGCATTTATGTCCATACAAGCTGAAATTAAGCGAGTTTGGAGCCGCAACCATATGGTATGGTTTACTAGCGGCGCTTCAACAAAAGACACGGCTGATTATATTACCAAAAATAGGTCGTGGCGGATCTTTGAAAATGATGTATCCGCTTGGGATGCGAGCATGCATGAGTTGTTAGGTGAGTTGGAGGTTTGGTTGGCTCAGAAGATGGGAGCTCGCCCGGCTGTTATCCAGCTCATGCATGCCAACATTGACACACACGGAGTAACAAATTCCGGGATTAAGTATTCCGTTAAAGGTACTCGAAAATCTGGTGACCCTTACACCAGTTGTTTTAACTCCGTTATAAATGGTTTAATGCATTTATTCTGCATTTTCAAGGGTGGAGTTCCTGTTGAAAGTTTGCAGAGTGTTGTCAGGATGTTGGTTCAGGGTGACGATAATGCTATGCGTCACTCTCCCTTTATTGTACCCGATTGGACGTTGATACGACGATTGGGCTTTAAAGCTGAGAATATATATCGAAACTCAGAGTTGGAACTTGAGTTTTGTTCGTCGCGGTTGTATCCAGTTAAGGATGGAAAAGATGGTTATTGCTTTGGACCTAAAATAGGCAAGTTACTTAATAAGTTCTTGTGTTTTATTAATCCACCATTGAATGTGCACCCATTGAGCGTAGCTCGAGGTGTCGCAATGGGCCTTCAACTGGTAGCAACATACGTTCCTCTCATTGCCAATTTAGTGGCTCGCGTGCTTTTCCTTACGCGTGGTCACAATGTGTATTACGATCGCCAGCAGGATTGGAAAATGACGCTGGTGGGGCAAGAGATGGATGTAAATAGGGTAACGTATATGATGGGTGAGGTTTATGGCTCACCCATCCATATTTTGAATGGACAACAGGATATTCTTGACAAATTGGAGTTTGGTTCGTTACTCGACCATCCGTATCTCCACCTGTTGTTTGACAAGGATACCGCAGCTAAGAAAGGTATCTTTGTTTCCTTGGCCGAAGCTTAATCAGCTTTGGCCTGGGTGGGTTGGTGGGATGTAATATACTTTAGTGGATTGTTTTAGTTATCCACGCAATTCGTAGTAATAACCCCCCTGTTCGGGTTTCCACCACGTAGCTTGGCACTTAGTTGTAAAACGGTGTTGGGAGTTTTCACTGTTGTTTGGGGCAGTATAAAAAACCAAATGTGTATTCCGTGAGGAAAAACGTGTCCCTGCATTCCTGCCGATTGAAAACGTAAGCAGTAGATACCGGATATGTGTTTAACGTGACTATATGTATTGCGCCATCGTAGGTAATCCCTCTTGAGTGTGAACGTGTGGAGCAATCGTTGGCAACGTATGACCGTTCGTGTTTGTATAGGGTAGTTTTGAGTACTCCGGCTGGTAACACCATGTTGAGATCAAACAGTTTTAAAAAGGGTAAGGCCACCCAAAGAGCCAAGACGATTGCCAAGAAGGGCAAGCGTTCCAAGTCCGTTCTAGTTCAGCTTAGATCCCGTTCAGCTCCTATTTCGAGACCAATTGGACCCGGTTCGATGCGTCAGCCTCGTGGTATGCCAGGTTTAAATCCCAATGTAAATTTGGGTACAGTAGCAACAAATGTTCCGATGACGAAGAGGAGTCAAGTCATTGAGGAAGATGAGTACATTGGTGAGGTCAGTGGCTCAGTTGCATTTGCGACCACAGGTTATAATGTTAACCCTGGTCAGTCTGCTGTGTTTCCTTGGGGCAACAAGATTGCTTCATTGTATGAAGAGTATGAGTTCAGCTTGTTGGAATTTTATTATACAGCTGAGGTGTCAGGTTATGCAACACAGGGCCAAACTGGTACTGTGGTGTTGTCTTTTAACTATGATGCCGCCGATCCGCCACCTACCTCTAAACAGCAGGTGGAGGACACGGAACCTCACACCCGTCCGTGCTTGCCTTCAACACCACTCATTTTGTTGAAGGTAGACTGTGCTAATATCAAGCGTAACGTCGCTAAATTTGTGCGTCCTGGTGCTCAGCCAGCGAACACTGATATTAAGACATATGATTGTGGTATATTGTATGTTAACACGCAAGGTCAAACCAATACTGGCAATATTGGTGAGTTGCACGTCCGTTATAAATGCCATCTGAGAGAACCTGTGTTGGAATCATCGGGTTTGGGAGCCCCGGTTGGTGGTCAGTTTGTGATTCAATCAGCCGCAACTGGTGAAACATCTGCGGCCACAACTGTTTATGGACCACTCTTTGCTTCCGCGACACTTCCCACCATTAGTTCAAATGGTATTGGTGCAACCATTGCTGCCTCTGGCTTGATAACATTGCCAGCTGGTAAGTATTTGGTAGCCGGGAATTGTTTGGCTTCAGATTCTGCTGCTGCAGTGACAGCACAGACTGGCCAATTCTGTCAGGTGACAACTGCTAACACTCAGGTGATTTGTGACACAGCTTATGTTGGGCTTGTGGTCACCAATCAAGTGTCAGCTCACAATGCTTATGCTGTGAGTTTGCCGTCTTATATCCATGACACGTCCCAGTCTGGCACGACTATTAGCATGCAAGTGGCTAATACTTATGCCTCTGGTACTTGTTTGAACCAGGGATATTTGAGTATAACATATTTGGGTACTGTTCTTTGACCAACAGGCTATGCACCCATTCCATCAGCACTTTTGATTTCCTCTGGCACCGGTGAAACGGCTGCCAACTTGATAGGTACGACAGCTCCAACAGTTACGTTTAGTACGGGAACTACGTTGTTTACAGTTAACGCGTTGGGTACCATCACTTTTCTTGAGGAATTTCAGGGTCTTATGGCTTTTACCATTGGTGGCACAGCGTTAGTTGTGGCCGCAAATGGTGTGCAAAGCACAGCCGGTGATACAGCTTCGTGGGCTCCCGTGGGGGGTGCTGCGACATCAGCAGCCGCGAAAGTGGTTGCTTACGGTTTGATCAATGCCGTAGCCGGTGAAACTTTTACTCCTTCCATTACCAGTGCAACGACGGTTACATCACTTCGTATTTGTATTGGGAATTATCAGCGTAGTCTTGGAGGGTAATTGTGGTGTGCAGTAGCCATATGTTATTTTGTCCTGGCCCGGATAAGGGTTCAGTGTATATTTGAGGATGTGTTAATCCACTCCTATGAGACGTCCCATTGGTGTTACTGCGGTGCCCAAGTCTCAAATTATTGGTTATGTAGTTTTATGGGTTGTGTATCTTTATTAAGTACTTTCTTTTTGAGTGTGGAAATTATAAGACGTTGAATTTGAGAAGCGCTTTCATAACCTCTCAGAACGTATCTTGGTTGTCCACAACAAGCACTCCTTCGACAAGAGTGCGGGATTAATGTCGACCCTATGTGCAATTTTCGTCCTCTCGGCGGCTTTATAAATAGAGGGGATTTCTTCTTCCACCAGTTGGGCCTGGTGATGGGGAGAACTTTTTTCCGGG